ATTGTTAAAGTCCTTCGATCATTAGCGACGGCTGTCACGCTTATCGAGGATCGAACCGAAGTCATGACAGAGGAAACGACCGGATCGGTGCCAAATGTTACGGAAGGAACAATTGACAAAGGAGCCGGTGCCAACCATTTGAAAGTATAATTTTTTCCAGTAATCGCTTTTTTCATTTTCAACCTTTCGCTGCTCGATTGGCGTTTTTAATATCTTGATCAGTTGCATATCTTAAATCGGCTGCTTCAACATATCCTTTTGAAACAGGAGACCAAGAATGACGGCAATTATATCCGCCTGCATAAGTCAAAGCCGACCCTATTTGATTGTTTCTTAGTTTAGACATTTGTTGATCATTAACAACTTTATTGATCAGATGAAAACAAAAACCCCTTGTCAATCCATCCATCGGACCGGTGTATAGATATAGATCGAGGCCGGCATCTTTGGCAGCGACCGCCGTTGAAGCCCGACCAAATTCACTGATCTGAGTTTTTATTTCTGACAATTGAAAGCCGGTCGCCTTTTGCATCTTTTGTACTAGTGTTGAAAGTACACCGGTCGAATCGTCCACAATCGCCATGGTATTCAAAGCAGTTCTCAAGTGTTTTTGAGTATCTGCAATGATCAAATCATCAAAAACAGTTTGAGCATTGGCAATTTGAAGGGCTTGGAATTGGTATTGATTGAAAGTGGAAGGCCCGATGGTTGGATCAATTTCTCGGATCCCTTTAAAAATGCTTTCCATGATCTCTTCTTGTGATTGCATCCAACTTGCAGTTGCATCTCCAAAGCCATGACGCATCATATAATCGATCATCGCCTCTTTGTTAGTTGCTAACTGTCTTAAAGTACGTTGATCAAGGAATTTTAAATCAATTCTGAGTTGATCGACTAGTTTTTTTTGAGCTTTTTTTAATGATTTTAATGCTTGTTTGGCCGCCCTTTGTTCGATGATCATTTGATCACGTCTTATTCGAGTCAACTTGGCCGCCGCCATGTTTTGTTCCTTGGCTCGCCTTGTTAATTCTTTTATTGCTAAGTCTTCAAAAGGAGCTTTCTTTTTTTGGAGGCCGGCCTTTTTCATTAATGTTTTTATAGCAAGGTTTTCAATTGCTCCTTGCTTACTTTGGGCCTTAGCCTGTTTAGTCATTTCCTTTATGCCATCATCAAAGCCCTTCCCACCTTCGGATAATTTTTGATTTTGCAACATGATGACATATCCTAATCTTTTAATCTTAAGCTAAGCAGTTATTGACTAAAACTCCATAATTCGCATCAATTACTTGCAAAACTCCGCTTTCCTCCGCCCATACATAACGTCGAGTAAGATCCAAAGAATCATATTGACCGGCCTCCATACCTTTATAATTAAAGTTTAAGGCACTTACTGGCATCAGCTTAACACCGGATCGATTTGTAATTGCATCCGATCCACGAAGGATACCAACCCAAATGCTCTCAGTATCCCAAATGAAAGATTCTGAAGAAGTAGCACCTGCAACGGCTGAATCACGTCGAGCATCGCCGACATAAATATTAGGGATTCCTAATTTGGCTCTTAAAATGCTTAAAGTTTCCTCTTGAGTTAAGATCATTTGACCACTAGCGAGGCCTGCACTTGCAGTCCCTGCAATTCCACGAACTTCGGGAGATCTTGATAAAGCTCGAAAAACGCCATGGCCTAAAATCATTGTATCTGCATAAATACCATGAGCATTTTCGAACACAGTTTCAAGGGGTGTACTATGAAGATAATCGAGAGGAGTAGCACCGGCGGCATTAAATTTAGTTGCAGGCGTGATGGTTGTATATGTACCCGTATCAAACAATAAAGCAGCCGCTCTTCGTTCTCGATCAAGTCTAAGAACCCGACTTACTTTTTTAACAATGCGTTGTTCTTCGCTACCAGGGAACTGTGAGTCTTCTAACTCTTCACGAGCAATAGAATCTTGGGCACCGTAAATCAACGCTTTATAAGTTGTTGATGATCGATCAAAGCCGGCAATATTAACACGACTTGAACCGGCAGCTCTTTCAAAAGATAAGCCAGCTCCGGCACCTGTGTAATTTCTTGATGCTTCGATTAATAAAGTGCCTGATCTTTCTGGCACTTGTACACTTTCGAAAATTTTATCTGCAATGAATGCATCATCACCTTGGACGGCCTCTTGTGCCAGATTGCTTAAAATAGCATCGACCGGATGATAATTACTATATGAAGAAGCCATAATTTTAAGCCTTTACGATTGAGGGAGCTTTGAAAAGCCCGATAAATTGTTCACCATTTGCATAAGCTAGGTCGGTTGAATTCGCAACAACACTAGCAACAACATAATGGGTAGAAGTTGCATTAATCATTCGACCTGATGCATCCGCCATGAGTTGGTTATTAGTTGCCGGTGTAATCGCCGCCCCTGCAACCATTCGAGTTAATCCATCAACGCAAACCGTAATTTTATCACCGGAAACCGCCGCCGTTTGAGCAATCCCAATGATTGAAGGTTCAACCGCAGTTGTGGTAATAACGACTTTGTTAGTTGCATCCAATTTTACGGCTGCGAATTCGGTAATAGTTCCGGCAGCTTCAAAAGTTTGAAAGTTAGATCCTTGACTCATGATTTCACTCCATAAGCTCGATTATATTCGTTTGAATTTTCCGCTCTAAACTTAGCCAAGGCTTGAGTATAAGAGATATTATTTTGTTCAGATAATTGTTGAATCTTATCGTTGATCGTTGCGATACTTGTCTTTTGACCAGATGATTTATGGCCAATTTCATTTAGTGGAACCGCTTTATTTGTTGGACGTTCGGAAAACATGAGCCAAAATTTTGGCTTATCTTCTTTTAAGTCATAAGCATCTTCGGCAAGCTCAACTTCTGAAGGGGTGATTCGACCTGAGTTAACAAGTTTATCGACTTCATAGGTTCGTCTTTCATTGTGACTTTCAATTCGAAGTTTTTCGACTTGCTCTTTGAGTAGATTTATAGTTGCTCTTTCGCTCATAGCTTCAACTTTCGCTTCAACTTTTTTGTCTTCGTCTTCATCTTCTTTTTTATCGTCCTCGGCAAGGTCAACGGCTTCAACAACTTCTTCAACAACTTCTTCAATTGCATCCGGTGTGATTTTCGCCGCTTCATCCTCTTGAGCATCTTTTAATTTTGCTTCAAGTTCCCGAACCATTTCATCTTTTTGATGGACAAGTTCGATCAACTCTTCAGTACTTAGTTGAGTAAGATCCATTTTGTTTAGATCCTCCATTAATGTGACAGTTTCAATTTTATCAACTTGTTGGGCCGGCCTTGGTGTTAAAGTCACAGCTAAAAGTTGAGCTTCACCGAGTTTTTTCCCGCCATCTCGACTATAGACAGCTCCTTGTAAATACTCAGGGCTTGACCACAGCACCCCTTCGGATCGAGTGATTATATCAACACCTTTTTGATTGTAAGCAGGGTATACATATAAGCAGTCGTCAACTATTTTAACGTCTTGAATTATACCCAATGCAAGGCCGGCCTCCGGTGATGAAGGTGAGTCGCTTGTGAAGGGTGAAGAAGCATGGTTCCAGTCGATGATTACCGGATCTTTGTCTTTTCTAGTTTTAAAAACTCGAACCAATTCGTTTAACAGTTCAATTGTGATTTCGGAGCCGACCGCGTCGCCACTTAATCGAGATGAAACTTGACCAAGGCTTAAAGTTTTAAAAGGACGTCCAATAGTTAAGCCATTTTGATCCTCATCTTCTACAATTAAGTCAACTTCCGAGTGTGCTTGAAGTCGTTGAGGTGGGATTTTAATGGCCTTTTTTTTTCGCTTAATTCTTCTTACCATTTTTCTTCCTTAAGATTTGTTCGGCAAGTTGCATGGCTCCGCCAACCGGTGATAATGGTAGTTTTCTATCTTCTGGCGACCTTTTCGAGTCTTCTGATAATTGAGTAGCTCCCAATCGGTCCCTTATTGCATGCTCCAAAGTATCGTCGGGCGTCAAAAGGCCGGCAGTGACTAAAGAAGGAAGCATTTGGAGCGAGTCCGCCAATTCATCGGTATCAAGTCCGTAATGCCTTAACTTAGGAAGTTTAGATTGTGAGACATTCCCGAAGTTCCAACGGATTAACCGCCCGATTGTGCCACCTCCGGCCCTGTCAACACCTCCGATTTGATCAGATATTCGGTTTAATAAAGTTATACAAGCTCGTCTAAAAGTAGAATTATGGATTTCACCGACTGATCTTGAACCGGTCGAGGTTTGACCAAGAATTGAGAACTCAGTAAGGAATGCTGACATGATTTCAGCGTTGCATCGTTCTAATATTTGTAATGGGCCTTGTTGAAAAGAAGGAGCCGGTGCATATACATCGAATTTGACCGCCTGTCCTTCTACTAAGTATTGATTTTCAGCACTCATAAATGCTTCGGCTTGACCTTCGGCACTATCGATCATCGAATCTATATCGGTGTCTGTATAACCTTGCTCGTTTGCAACCGATCTATCTATAACAATCTTGGGAGTCGGTACACTCCATCTCTCAGCCGCCACTACTAGCAAGTTGGACACTCTTTGTTTGGTTCTAAAGTACCAATGAGCAGGCCTAAGCATTCCAACGCCGGCCCAATTCGATCCAGTTTGGCCAACATTAATCAATAATAATTTATTAGCAGGGATTGGCCTTGGCGTCTTATGGATTCCAACAACTTTTTGAAGTACTCCATCAAGATCTTGACCATTTCGAGACAGCCATTTCATATGGGCCGATGGTTCTCGATCCGCATATTCATCAAGCCATACTTTGACCCGACCGTCCTTACCAGGAGCGACATAATAAATTTCTTCGGCGTATCGATAACCAATTGGAAACGCTTCAACTAAATATTCAAGCATCGAATGGAAACTTCGATTCATCATTCCCGAATATCCATCGAATCCGAAGCACTCATTCGCATAATCCGCTAATTTGTTGCACTCCTCATCATCCTCATTCGCTGTTTCCCATTTCCATGTTGCACTTAATAAAGTTTGTTTGACCATGATCCAACTTTTTCGAACAGTTGCATCGGTCATCAACATAGATTCGGCTTCATCAATCCAAGATTCACCAAATAAATTAGGATTTTTTTCAACTCCGGTGATAATTCCACCCGATAATTGAGTTCCTGAGATCCCTAAAGAATCATATCTTAAACGTGGTTTAATATGTTTTTCACGAGTTGTTAATGATTTATCGTTCATGGCACAATCCAAATTGATCATGCATATACTAACAAGTGATTTATCAAAAAGTCAAAATTTATTTATTTATTATTATCAAAGAGTGAAATTTTACCTAAATATATTTGATCATTTTATCAAAAACTCAATCACTGAAGAAAAGCTCGATATATTTCTTCGCTTCACCCTGTCTCCACATTACCGTACCAATTGGCTTTTCAATTATCTTAGCAATTTCTCGATGTTTATATCCCAAGGCCCGACCCATAGAAACATTTTTGAATCCAGCCGGCAATTGATTCATGATTTGATCGATTAAAACATTTGTATATCCAACTTCGCCATTATCAAAAACAATTGACGATTGGGTTTTTCTCCAAACCTTTAAAATATTACACCTCGAAAGCTCATCTCGTCTTTGATTATAAGCGATATTCCAACCGACTCTAAAGATCCATCCACGAAGCCCTTTAATGTTGTCATGTTTATATAAATCCTTTTTATCAAGGCACCTCATATATAATTCATTCGCTATATCATCCGGATC